AGTTGAAGAAAATATTGCGTTAGGATAGTAATTTATTTTATTAATTAAATAGTAGTTTTCTGGTAAATTATATAAATTAATACCAGGTGTAGTTAGTCCTCTTGTTTCAGAGAAGCTGTCAATTACCTCTACCAAGCCTTTTAGAATATCTGCATATTCACTACCAGATACACGAGCATTTTGCTTTATGATCCAGCTGTTATATTGATAAAAATAATCTTCAAATATGTCTAGTTGAGCTTGTTTTGCATATAAGTTAAAATCACTAGGAGTTATATATCCGTAATTGTTTTTATTTGCAATTGACAAGACCGTTGCTCTTACCGTGTTAATCATTTCAAATTGTTATTTAAACAAAGATACGAAAAAAAAAAGAGGCTTCATTTTATTGAAGCCTCCCTATAATTTAGTTAGTTTACTATTCGTCTACCTTTTTCAACCTATTGCTTAACAGGGTAAAAACTTGATGACCTTCATCACTTTGGAAGAATGATGCCAATATAAATAATGGGTCTTCTCCATAAGGAACGGTTAGTAATTTCTTTTTATTTTGTTTTAAATTATAATAAACGTCTTTTTCGTTTTTCATTATAATTAAATTGTTAGACAAAAATTGAGAACACTTGTTTTGCATAATCAATAATGGATCATTAAGAGACTCCAAGAAATCTTGAGGGTATCTTTTTGCAAATAACCTAATATCTCTTTTAAGCTCCGAAGAACTTAATTTGTCTACATTTAAACCTATAACCACTCTACCTATTGTCTCCATTAATTCAAGACTTAAATCTTTTGCAGAAACCTGAGCTTCTAATTCATAGTCTAAATACTCAACATCAACATTAGCGTCTACCTCTTTATCAACCTCAATAAATAAATGTTTATTAGAAGGATGTAATGATAGAAACTCTTGTAGTACAGGATTTGTTTTTGGCACAAAAAGAAAACCATCTTCAAACACAATTGGTTCTAGAATAGCATTTCCATCTTGCTCATCCTCAAAAGGACTTTTCTGGTTTCTTGCATAGCGCAAAGGTCTATTGATACCTTGTTCTTCGTCAAAATACATTAACGGTGATCTTCTGCTATTTCTAGCTGGAATCATAAGGCTTAAAGGAGCAATATCTCCTGTTAGTTTGTATGTTTTGTCTTTTAAGACAGTCTTTTTTAATTTGTTCATTTGATTTAATTTAAAGTTTATAAAGTAATAATTACCCCCGTGATAAAACGAGGGTAAAAATTACAAATTGTTACTCTTATTGTTTGAATAAGAAAAAGTTATTAGCACCTAAAGTACATAAAGCTCTTTCTGATAAGAAGTTTACTTCCATTGCATCTAAGCTAGAAGTAGCTGCTCCACCTGCAGAACCTGTAATCCAAGTTTTATAACGTCTGTCTTCAGTTTCTGAAGCTCTATATCTTACGTGTAAGAATGGTCTCTTAGCGTTTTTACCAAGTACTTGGTCATAAACTGTAGTTGAACCAGCTGGTACTAAAATACCGTTGATTTTTCCACCTTCTAATCCACCTCTCATTGTAGGATCGTTTAAGTATTTCCAGTCAGACTTGTAAAAGTCATATCCTCTACGGAATCCTGTAAATCCTAAGTTCAATGCCATATCCTTATCATTGTCAAAAAGACCATAAGAAGTACCATTTGCACCATAAGAATTTTGAGAAGCTAACATATCGTCAATATCAAAACCGAATTCTCTGTTTAAGAAAATAACATTTTCTTCAATAGATCCTTGCTTATCCAATCTTTGGATAATAGAATCAAATTCAGCTAAAGTACTTGGGTTTCCACCTGACCATACATTACCTCTGTTGTTTACTACATAGAATAAACCTTCAGATCCTTTGTTACCTACTCCTGAAGCTACACCTGCTGCAATTGCTGCAACACCACCTCCTGCTGCTGCTGGAACTGCTTCCACCATAGCTGTTTCTAAGTAATCTTCAAAACGTAATCTTGTTTCGTGTTCAGACTTTAAGTACCATAGGTATCCATTTGCTCCGTTTTCTGTAGTTACTTCAATCCATCCAATTTGAGCCATATCAGAACCAGATACTGCGTAACGGTCTTTAATGATAATTGGTGAGTTACTAAAGATAACATCATCAGCTTCTAATTGACCTTGCATACCGTTTGAACCTTTTTGGAATTCAGAACCATATACAAATAAAGAAGTAACAACTGCTGCCGCTACTGCTTGTCCACCTGCTTCATAATAAGCTACGGTAACAGCTGCGTTAGCTGTATCTACTGCTGTAATTAAAGCTTTGTTAGTTAAAACTGAAGCTCCTGTATTGTCAGAAATCATAATTGTCTGACCTACTCTTAATGCAATTGTACCTCCACCTGGAACTAGTGTGTCATTAATAGTTAATACCGCTGTATTCGCTGCTGCTGCTGCTGCTGAAGTTACGTTGGTATACTTAGTGTGTAATCTTCCTTGTTCTGCCCATTTGATAAGGTCAGAGTTAGAAGGCATTTCAGCACCTACCATTCTCAAGAATGATGCTACTGATCTGTTTCCATATCTTTCAAATTCTTTCTCGTAAGTATCTGGTAAATACTGATTTAAGAAATCAAAATTTGTGATATAATTTGTTTGTAATACTACCTGCTCTGCACTAGGTTGTAGTGCGAAAGTAGGGCTTGCTGCTACTTGTCCTGCCATTTTTAAAATTTTTAATTGTTAATTATTTTTATTTCTACTTCTTATTCTTAAACCTCTTCCTGAGTCTTCACTAACTGCTCGCGCTTGAAATCCCTTTTGTGGAGCTGATTGAGGTGTTTGCCTCAAATTCATATTGATGTTTTTACTTTTCTTAGAAACATCTCCTATGGCATCAGCCTTTCCTTGCTCATAAAAATACTGAGCTAGTTTATCTGGGTTCATTGCTGCATTTAATGCTTTGTGCCAACCTTTTGCGTCATTAACTAAACCATCTTCACCTAAGTACTGATCTATAAAGCTCTGTACATTTAGTTGTTTTGACTTAATTTCATTTGCATCTCCAGAAGAATAAATTACATTTTTATCTCCTACTGCGAACTCAAAACCTTTGAACTCAGAGTTAAAAACGTCTTCTGTTTTTTTCTGAAAATATTCAGACTTTCTTTTGTTGGCATCTACTTCAGTTCGAGCCTCTTGAACGTAATCCTTGTAAGCGTTAAACTCTTTAAGTTGATCTTCCGAAAACGAACCCCCGCTTGACTCAAGAGGAGTTTTATATGTATCCGATAGCTTACTTAAATATTTTTTAGCTATTGCAAGTTCTCTTTTTTTAGAGATATTTTTTTTCTTAATATCTCTCTCTTCATCTACATCTTCATCGTAACCAAATTTATCTTCCATTAGATATTCAATATCTTCGGAATCTAAATCAGATTCAGTTAAAGAATAATATTCCGCTAGTACTTCATTGTCATTTAAATTATCATAGCTTTTATTTGCTTTAATAAAATCTTCAAACCCTCTACCAGTTTCTTTTTTAAACTCTAAATATTTTGACACCTCATCAGGTAATGCTTCATTTTCTTTTTTTTCTGAAAATAATTCATCTACTGAAGAAATATCTTTATTATATCTTTTCTTAATATAAGAAAGAACGTCTTCGTCTTTTAACTCAGGTAATGAAACATCTTCATCTACCTCTTGAGTGGTATTAACAACATTAGTTTCTGGAACCTCAATTACTGGTGTTTCAGATTTTGTTTCGTTAAAGTCAGAAACTTTTAAACTCTCTTCGTGTTTATCTAAAAGATCTTGTTCAACTTCTTGTGTGGATTTTGCCTCTAAGGGCGTAACCTCTTTTACTTTTGTGAATTCCATTTGATTTAATTTTTACAAAGTTAGTATTAATTTAATTACATTTTTATAGCATATCATCTTGGCTCAAACTCCGCTAAATCAAAACCATCTAAACTATCTTCTTTTGATTCAAAAGTTACTGGAGCTAAATTATTTTTACGTTGTTGAATTAATTTTGACTGCTCTGTGTTTGCTTGACTTATTCTATCTGCCTTAGCAGTTTCTCTCTGACCCTCTCTTTGAGACATAGCATCCATCTCAACACCTTTTAATTTCATTTGAAGATCAAATTCTAATTTCATAAGCTCAGCCTTTATAGAAGCTTCGCCCTGCATTTTTTGAACTTGAAATTCCATATCACTTTGTTGTAGTTGTACTTGTGCCTGCGTTTCTGCCTGTAACTTTTGCATTGCAGCCTGTGCAGCCATCTGTTGAGATTGCTGATTAATCTGCGCTTGTTGTTGTGCCGCAGCTGCTTTTGATTTTTCTTCAGCTTCCTGCTTTCTTTTTCTTTTAAGTTTAAGAACTTGATTAGCAACCTTTAAGTTTTTAATTTCTCTAATGTCAATTGCATCTTCTAAGTTAATAGAATCTCTTTGCAAAGCCATCTGGATGTTTTTTTCCAACATAGCTCTTTCCTCTTCGTCAGGAGTTACTTCTATAAAAATACCAAAATCACTTAAATATAAATTCTTAATTTCATTTAAAACTGAAACATTATATTTTCCAATTTGGTTTATAAATTCATCTCTAAAATCTGCATACTCTAAAACATCTGCAATTCTTGAAGATAATGCAGTTGCTAAATTCTGAGTAATACTTAAACCAGCTTGTAATATATGTCTTGTAGCTGTATTGCTATTTAAAGCAGCCATTTTCTGTAAACCTACTAATGAGTTTTCATCTGGCATTGATCCATCTCTAGCTTCATTTAATCCAGTTACATCTCTAATCATATTTAAATAATGATTATAAGTGCCAATTAAACTTTGAATTTTTGATTGACCAGAACTAGCAGTTAATTGCTGAATAGGAACTTTAGCTTGATTGTAATCTCCATCTTGAGTATAACTTCTACCAATAACACTACCTGTTTGAAAATACATTCTTAATGCGTCTTCAGGATTATAAGCAGCACCATTTCCTAGGTCTACTTCGTTTAATCCATCTGCATCTATAAACACACCGTCTGGTACCACCTTAGAAAGAACTTGCTGTAGCTTTAAATGAGTTATCTGAATTAAATCAGCAAAGGTTATCATACGCCTAACTAAAGACTCTAAAACACCTTTATACATTCTTGGCGCACACGCTATAAATTCAGGATATACATTTTGACTCGCTGATTGTGGTCTAGCCATATTCTCAGCCATCTCCCATTTAAGTATAATACTGGTCCCCATAACCATTACACCCTCATACCACACATCAATAGTTTTTGAAACTTTTTCAAATTTACCCTCTTCCATCATTTCAACAGAAGGATTAAATTCATCAGTTTTTTCAATAACTTTTTCAGCGCCTACGTTATTAATTTTCTTTTTATATGTAAAAGTGTTTGTTGTTTTGTAATTAAAAAACAAAACAGTAGCACTGTCTTTACTAAATAAACTGTTATTATAAAACTGAGATGTATTGTGGTAATCATACCAGCTCTGACTATATTTAGAAATTTCATCCATATCTTCATTTGTCAAAGTAGGATCTATTTTCTTTAATTCAATAATAGGTAGAGTTTTAATTTCACCCCAATAAAAACAATCTTTAAAGTGCGGATCTTCTGTGTAACTATAAACTAAGTTAGCTGGATCTACATAATCAATTTTAATTCCATCGCCTGGTAAAAAAGAATGTCTAGCTACAGAGATACCTAAAACTGTTTGATCGTAATCTAAACGTCTTTTAGTTTCTAAATATTTATTTTCTTCAAATACAGTATTAATAGCCTCTTCTTCCGCTATCTCTATCGATGGTTTGTATTTCATTTGCATATGCAAAGCAAGCTCCTCACTATTGTTAGGTAAC